AAAGAATCCTGGTGCTGCGATACTAGCTGTTTGTGATGGAGATGCCATTAAGTAGGTGTCCAGGTAAATTCATCAGGATACTTGTTGCCCTCAATAGACACATGGTCTGCCAAGGATGTCTGATACAGCGCATAAGCCTCAGAGCTGTTTAGTCCACCGTCTTCCCCACGCTCTGCTAGTGCCTTAGCATAGGCCAAGAAGATGACAGGCTCGTCAGGAACCTTGATTGGATCTGAGTTAAGAGCCAGAGGAGCTTGCGGCTTAATCACGTTAAAGTTGACAATGTAGTTAGCATCAGGTATTGGATACAAGTCTACCTGTGTGTCACCGTTGCTATCTACGCCGTTAAAGTTGTAGTAGCGAGGAGATCCATATTCAGGTGTATTAACCAAGAACCAAGCATCCATCTCTTGCGTTGCAGCATTGTTTAGGAACCAGTTGCTCGAGTCATTCAGAACATCAAAGACCCTAAATCGAATGCCAGCATTAGTGAGGACATAGTTAAAGAGGTTAGCAGTAGTAGACACAGTAAGAGTTTCAGACAGAGCATTCCAATTGTATGCATCTTCTACCTGCCTCTTAGCGTCATTAACGAACTTGCTAATTAGTTTGGAGTATGAGGTGTCATTGACTGAAGTAACCTCGTTCTCACGAAGCCTAACCAGTACATCATTGACAAGTTCAATATAAGTTTTGTTTGCCATTTAGCAATCCCATTTCCTAAGTGCCAGTGCTTTCCTTGTTGGTCTGCCCTTCTCATCCTTCATAGGCCCTGGTACACCACTCATACGAGCACAGAAGGACTTCCTACGAGCAGCCTTCTTAGGAGACTTTGCAGCCTCTTTAGAGGACACTGGAGGCTTCAGGTTAGCGCCTTCCTTGTTCTTAAAGTATGCCCTGCCTTTGGCGTTTAAGCCGCCTGTTGCACTCTGATATACTTTCTTTACCATTTATTTCTTCTTTGCTGTCTTTGCAGACTGTTTAAATGCCTTAGCAGTGGGTGCGCCTTTGGAGCCAACCTTACGCATCTTCTCGCCAGATCCCTCTGCTATCCGTTTACGCTTTGCATTGATATTGGCATAGAGTCCGGGCTTAGTAACCACGAGAAGAGCCTTTCTTTGCTTTCTTCTTCTTAGACATACCAGTCATCGATAGACCAACAGCTACTGCTTGTTTCTGTGGCATACCTTCTTTACGAAGTTTGCTGATCTTAGCCGAAGCTGCCTCTTGTTTGCCCTTCTTAGTGTAAGGGTATTTCTTTCCGTCTACCATTGGCATACTATTCTCCTTAGAATTGGAACTGAACTGTCATCTCAGGCATAAACTCTACAGTTGCTATGTAGGTTACTGTGTTAGTGCCAGAGTTTTGTACTCGAATCTCGTCACCAGCTTGTAAGACTACCTCTGCCTGTCCATCTAATCTAACAAACTCACCAGCACCTAAGTTCTTACCACCAACAATAAAGTACTCAGTGTTTGTAGAAGAGTCGTACCAATAGACCTTCGGAGTATCGTTACCAGTAAGACTAATGATGTACATTAACTGCCAAAGACCAGTATTCTTAGTTGGTACTGTAAGAATAGTTTCCTTAGTACTGGTAGTTTTAGTTGTAACTGCTGAGACTTTTCTGCTCATATTAACCTACTTTAAGAACTAAACTGAGTAATAGAACTACGATGAAACCAGTAGTGCCTAGCAGGATCTGTTCTAGTCTTTTTAGCCTAGCGTTGATGCCTGCGTAGCGTTCAGCACAGACTGCCTCATGGGTATCTAGTTGGCCTTTGACTTGGTCTACTGATGACATTATTCACCCCAGTTTTGGTTACCGATTACAGCAATCAATGCTTCTACATCTGTACAGCCTGCAATAGCTGTCTCTAGTCTATCGCACTCAGCTACGATAGCGGCTCTCTTGGCAGCTACGGTAGCAGGCACATCAATGTTTCTCTCTGCCTTACGGACTACCATCCAGTCAGTCTGGGCTAGCATCGAACCTGCTGTGTCTTTGATCTGTGCAGTCCATTGGCTTTTGAGTCCTTTGGTCACCAGACGCTCTGTGGAGTCAACCATCGCAGGTTCACCGTTGACCACACCCAAGACTTTGACGTACATGGGGTTGCCATCTTCGTCTACTTCTTCACGGTCGTTTAGAAGTTTAGGATTGCCTACGCCCCAATAGAACCGCTGGTCATATGACTCAGGCTCGGCCACTTCCACAATGCCAAGGCTTTCACGCAACACAGGGTCACGCAGATGAGGGTAGCGAATACCGTTGATAGTGACTTCGCTGTCGATGGAGATGGGCTGTCCGTTTAGTTGAAACATAATTACCTCGCAAGAGAATACTTAAAGGGTGCCTCGGCAAAGGCGGCGTAGATGTAGGTTCCACCTGATTCGTTAGAAAATTGATGCGAAGTTCTCAACTTGAATCCTGTTGCCAACAGATCAATGCTGCTGGTAGAACCTTCCGCATTAGCCAAATTGGCGTATAACTCTGCATTGGCTACGTTATAAGATTCTCTAGCCGAATCATGTATGAGCCAATGACTCGTCGCCGCATTAGTCCCTGAACTTTCCTTCCACATCACAAACCTCGGCCTAAACCCAGTGTAAACAAACGGCCCATCAGTCGAGCCATTGCCGGTGTAACTGCCAAAGCGAGAATAGCCAGCGACTTCGGCGAAGCAGTAGGCTACATAGGTTGAGCCTGTGTTATTGATGCTTGTGTTGGTTCCTTGCAGACCAATTTTAGAACTATCAATTAGTGTCCCATTGTAGAAAATGGTTGTGGTAGACGCTAACTGAGTTGAGTTTAGGTATATGTAGGCGCAAGTCGTGCTGAACGCCCCAGACAAATCCTTATGCCAAGCCACCCATTGTGTGGTTGCGTCGCTTCTTGACTTAGTAATGATAAATGCTGGTGTCACACCCAACCCGTGACCAATCGTAGCATTGGCAGTTCCATTACCAGTATAAGTAACAATCGAGAACCCGCTAGTCGTATTCGCCCTGACTGTGCTGGTTATAGTGCCAGAGGTGTTGGTAGCGTTAGAGCCGCCAGCGTTCCAATTCCATGCTACGTAGGTATCCGCACTTGTGTTTAACTGTGCCAGCGCACCAACGGTAAACCCGTCAGAACCAAACGCAGTTAAGCCCGTTGTTTCGGTGGTTTCCGCAGTAGTGGTATTACTCTCTAATTGTTTCTGCACACCCCTGACCGCATCGTAGAGTCCGTGGTCAGCCGCAGCGTTTCTTTCTTTAATCCACACCCAATCGGGCTGGAACCCCACGCCTGTTACGCTAAGGCTAGAGCCTGTTCCTGTGTAAAGGACGGTGTTGAAGTAATCATTCGCCTGTGTAGTGCTAGTAGCACCGATGGTCGGCGTAGGCAGATTAGTTGTACACAATGCCTTAAAGCCAGAGGGGGCTGTGTAGGCAAAGGCACGTTGACCAGCGTTTAGTGTCCATGTATATGAAGTTGCGTTTTGTGCATCCCCAACAGCAGGAGCAAATTGTCCAGATATTCCGGTAAATGCAACTCCTTGGCTTACGCCATTTTTATAAAAAGTTACTTCTCCAACATCAAGATTTAGAGCAACTCCAATAACATCACTTGCAGCGTAACTTGCCCCATAAGCGGTAACTCCGTTGGTAGAAAAAACAGAGCCACCGTAAGTCCTGCCATCAGTTTTATTTCCATTTTGCCCGTAGGTAAAACCGAAATGAGCGTCTGCGGCTGTGCCTGCTATAAGTTTTTTGGAGGTGTCAACAATCCCCATATTGGCAGCTGACCCTCCAGCAGTAGTAAGAGTTACTTCCCAATACCATTTACCAGATGAAACGGACATTGTCCCAAAAGAGGCTAGTGAATAAGTAGTTCCACCATCGGTGCTCTCAAGATTTCCGTTGGAGCGAGTCACTGTTCCATTCGCCACGGTGCTTTGTGCTGCGCTGTTCCAAGTGCAATAATTCCCACGCACCTCACCACCAACACCTGTGTCTGTACCGTATGCCGTAGGTGAGTCCACCATCGAGTCATTACCAGCACCAGCCGTCACCGAGAAGTTGTTAGGTGTCCAGTTGTTACCGTTGCCTGAACTGTCCTTGCCTAGAGTTGTGCTGGTCGTGCCAGAGTTGTCTGCAAACTTTAGGAAGAAGCCGTTAGTGCCGTATGTGCCTGTGTAAGCCTTGGGCTTCCATACACCTGTGGCAGAATCAGTTTCACCGAATGAGGATGGGGTTAGGGCTTGACCGTCTATGAAGTTGATTTCGGTGAGGTAGCCGGAGTAAGCGGTCGACGGAGCATCAAAAGAACGTGCGCCTATCGCATGAACTTCCGCTGCATTTACCCTTGTATCAAAATTTTGAGCCGGGTATGTTGCGGTCGAAAATGCTGTAACTTGCGTTCCATTAACATATACTTTGGCTCTATTAGACGCAGTTGCTTGAGTAGTGTCTACTGTCAAAACAATGTGATACCAAGCAGAAGGGTCACGAAATACTTGCGATGTTCTTAAATTCAAATTGAAACTAAAAGCAGTCCAGTTACTAAACTGAATTGTGTTGTCGGATTCAAGGTAGACGAATAAATTGTCTCCGTTTGTTCCGCCTGCGGAAAAAACAGTATATACAGTTCCCAACCCACTCCGCTTAACCCACCCACTCCATGTCCAAGTCTTGCGGTTGCCAGCACTAGCGGGAGTCCTGTTCAGATACGCACTATCCGCAGAGTTAAACCGCAGACTGCGCTCTATGTTATAGCCAGTGACTGGGCCAATGCCCGTAGGTAGAACAGCCATTAGGCAAGTGCTCCAGAGTTGACTACATAGACGTTAGTACCGTCAGAAAAATAACTAAGCAAATACGAACCAGTGGCTGACATAGCAGCTAGAGCACCAGTGGCAACCTTAGTAGTAGCTGCAGCAGATACTGTGTAGTTAGATCCGTTGACTAGCAAGATAAACCCAGACTGACCAGCAGTGATGTTAGTAAAGGTCAGGGTAAAACTACCTGTGGGTGTACACTTAAAGTTATTAGTCACATTCATGTCGAATGAACCATCATTGTCCGTAGTGACTGTGCCACGCTGTGAAGCTGAGAAGGTCTGTACAGCGTCTGAGGCAGCTATCGTGAAGGTAGCATCAGGGACTGTAACAGTACGGTTAGCCGATGGAGAGGCCGAGATCGTAGATACGAAATTAGTTGACCCACCATTAATTGCAATTGCCATAGTTTATACCTCTATCCAATTTTGTTGATCTTCATTCCATTGATAAATCTTACCGTCTGTTGGGTAGGTAACAGGAGCATCCCATAAGCAAGTATTCTCATTCAGAACCCACGATGCAAAAGGCTTCGGAGGTATGAACGCATCTCGTACAGAGTCATAGGTGTATCCGATACCAGCATAATTCTTACGAAACTGGGTTCCACCTAACAAGTGAACACCGCCACGAGTATTATAAGAAGTTTGCCGATAGGTATCACCAGTTCTGGCGCAGAGTTCTAATTCTTTACCGTCATCTTCTTGCCTACCAACCGTGACAAACACAACAGTTCCTAAGTTATCTAATTTAGCAAAATGACTCATGAGAATGTTACCGTTTCAGAAGTCGTTGATGTTGCAGTTACGGTGTAAATTTTGAATCCACCAGATGTTGTAGAGGA